CAACACACTTGTGAGCTTGTGTACCTTGCCACCAAACCAAGGTTCCACTTCGGGATTTTGATTACACCAAGCCAAGGAAAGTTCATCTGATTGTGTGTAACCCACAGTGGCTCCACTTTTGTCCACTACATGCTTGAGAGTGTCCACCATGGCCGCAGTCATCCTGGCATCAAACGGCCTTTCCATGTCTCTAGTAAACTTGCTGAATGACCTACCGTCCATGCGGGCGTACACAGGTATTCCCGGAATCAATTTACGGGAGGTTTCATGTGCCTCATATGATTTGATCCTGTCGCCTAAATCATCCATGTGTGTATTCCAATTTGAATTGATAACAGATTGTATCATGCATGCGAATTACTGTCAAGGTGAATAAACCATATTATGCCTCTTTGGGTACATGCGCCACTTTTTGATTCCATTCTTCAAACGCAGTAGTCCATGCTGTGTATATGATGAGAGCATTTTCTTGTTCTGTTTGGCCCACTTGTGTGACTTCCATCTGGAAATCAGCAGTCACACGCAGGTATGGTTGAAAAGTTTCAGGGTCACATATGGGTCCCTCCACATTTACGATTTTAATCATGATGTGGTCCCTTCTTAAAAACTGAACATGTTGTCAAATGTCTCATTATTACGACCCTCGTTTAGATCCCAATTGAGCACACCCAACAAGTTTTCAATCTTCTTGGTTATGAGTGCTTCCTCCATGGCATCATTGTCAAAGGGTAGGTCTTTGAACCAATCTGGTAGCATGAGTTGGTCCACCGGATATGCCACACTGGTCAAGCCCATTGCATTGTCCCGCAGTTTGGCTACAATCACCTTGAATCCATCCTGGATCACCATGCTGGACTGATCATTGTGGATGTCCCTCAACATGTTCCAGTTTAGTGATGACCTTACATGTCCTGGGATGGTCTTCTTGGCATCCTTACTGGATTGGCTGAACACATCCTTCATGCCACCCTCCTGCTTGCGCATGAGGTCACCATAGTATGTGAGCTTGTTCACCCTCTTGGGAGTACCCTTTGCCCACGCTGGCCAGCTGGAAAACTCTGATCGGAACTGTCTTATGCGATCAAACACCTGCTTCTTGGTGCCATCTGTGAGCACCAGGACCAGAATCTCATGAAGGAACTCTTGCACAGGCTTGGGTGTGTCTGATCGTTTCAGATCCAGTCCCATGGCTTTGATCTCACCTGGCTTACCCATCACATCCTTGCGTTTACCTTCCTTGTCGTAGATTAGCACCGCATAACGCTTCTTGGTAATGAACATGCCCTTGATAGCAACCAATTCCCTACCGGCTTTGATCACGCTGCGTGATTCTGGCACATTGAAGCTTGTGCGCATGAATTCAGGAAAGCTGTTGTTAGTGATGTCTGCAATCTGGTCATACAGTTGCACCACAGCCTCCTTGGTCCACTCAAAGTCTGCAAATTCTTCCATGTTGCTCATGACTGGATATGCACTAAAATATTGACTGTCGGTATCTCCATATATGATGGATTTACCTTTGTAGTCATAATCACCGGTTATCACTTCATTTATTTTAGCCCCCATGTGCTTGACGATACAACGTCCAGTGAGTGTGGTGCTTTGTGCAATGCGGCTGTCATGCCATGCAGATGCAAAATTTCCTATGGCGCCATACAAACTGTTAAGCAAGATTTTTCTTATCAACTGGCGGCGATCCCAGAAGTCTCGCTGTACCTTTAACTCTGAGATCACATCAGGATCCTGACTGCGCAACAGGAGCTTGTGGCCTTCCAAATGCACATTATACTTGTGCATGAATGCCACCACGGCTGCATAGTTGCCCTTCTTGCATAACTCCAGGATGCCTGACTGTCCATCCCACACACCTGCGGTGGCAGAATCTTCAAAGGCTGCTTGCAAGGGTGTGACATGCTGTGCGAGCCCATCTGCAAACTCTATGCCACCACTCAGCAGGTCCACATACTCACGAGTTTGTGCCTGCATCTGTTTTCTCTGGCTATACCAAGTGGCCAGCAGGCCAGGCACAATGCCTTCACGATCAACGCTGAATATGGTACCGTTGGAACTCACAGTCATTTTGCGCTTGGGATTTTCAAAGATCCACTGATACAGTTCATCACCGCTCATGTCCACATGCGAACCATCTTCCAGATCCACAGTGAGGATCACTTGCTCACGATTCATCATCTGTGCATATTCCAGAATGCTAAACATTTCATTCCAGGCATCTGCGAATGTGCGCTTCTGTTCCTTCATGCGCTTCTGTATGATCTTGTTGGTGGCATCCTGTCTGATCTGACCCACCACAGTTTCCTTACTCATATTGAGTGTGCGAATGGTGGATGGATACAGACTGTTGATGTCCACACCCCCAATCCATTCATGCATGCCCTGTACAGGATCTGCCACATATGCCCCCACAATGCCATGAGTCATGTCTGCATCGTTATCATCTGCATCCACACTCACTTGCTCTCTGAAGTCTCTGGGAGGCCGAGCAGGTACCCACATGCCCAGGTCATGGGCACGGTTGGTGATGGCATTGTCAATCAGCTGCACTGAACCCATGGTGGTCACCAACAGAACACCATTTGTGTGTGCCAGGTCATTGCTCAGATCAATGAACTTGAGCTTCTGATCAATCTTGACCAGCAGCATGACGTCCTGCCTGTTGTATTCAATGAACTTCTCAAAGTCTTCATTATACAGCTTGTCCAGACTGCCTTCATATGCAATCTTCTTATCACCCACCTCATACTCGCCCACAAAGTCCAAGCGATATGAATGCATTTCATGGTATGTGTGCTTGCGATACAATTGCAGATAGTCCAAATGCACTCTGCCGCTCAGATCATAAGTGAATGTGGGCTTGCCATATGATTCATATTCACGCTTCTTGGGCAGCTTGTTCCACAAACACAAGCGTCTGGTGTGTTCCTTGCCCATGACTTGTACTATGCGGTTGACCAGATAGGGGATGTCATACCCTTCAGAATTCCAACCTGTGAGCACATCTGCATCCTCAATGAGTGTGAGGAACACATCCAGGAGCTCTTGTTCTGATTCACACAACACTGTGTTATCAAACTTAAGACAGATTTCCTCAGCTTGAGCCTGAGTGTATGTGCGTGGTTTGAGCACTAATGTAAAGTTGGTGTTCAACCAATCACAATATACACTCACAGCTGTTATCTTATTGAATGCTTCCTCAATGCCACTGAAACCCTTTTCAGGATCAAAGTCCGTTTCAATGTCAAATACGGCTACATGCAACTTGGGAGTGGGAGTGTGTTGGTAATGATCATACAAACACCTGAACACAGGGTTGCGATCACTTTCATACTGCTGATCCTTGGGTATTTGTCTGAGTTCACGCTGAAACTCTTCCCACTTGTTGGTCTCAAACTTGTCCAGAGGGGTATCATAAATGCTCTTTTGTGTGCCTTTGATGCTGGGCCAGGCCACCAAAAAGCGAGTGGGCCAAGTCTGATACACCCTGCGTGAATTCACACGCTCCACTACGTCAATACAATTTCGTTCTTTGTTCCAAAAGGCATCCACATAAGTCATAGGTAATTCCAAAATCCAATAATGTTCATGATTGTATAGAATATCATGAGCATGATCAAGCTCATGTTACGTCTTTTGTAGCTGCTTATGGTTAAACACACACTGCCCAACATCCAGCACACATACACCCAGATCAATCCTGCCAGCTGGAAACTCAGCAGCACCGCAGCCAGCATGCTGGTCATAGTGCCCATGATCTCCAAACTCACAGTCACAGGCTGTGTGCGTAATTCTGCACACAGCTGATTCCATATTTGTATCAAAGATTATACTCCGGCAGCCGCTAACAGTTGCTCCACAGCATCCAGTTCCTCCTGGGCATCTTCCACCACATTCTGATTTTGCTGGCTCTTCTTATAAGCCATGCGAATTGCACGTTGTAGCACCTTCTTTTCCAGATCTAGTTCATCAGATACTGCGGTCACAGTGTCTTTGAGACCCTCTCTAAGGGTGGCAATTTCACGCATAACTTCAATGCCCGAATTGATCAGATGCTGGATCTTGGTCTTATCTGCTGCACCAAAGTTGGCTGGGGTTGCATTAGTCATGTGATTTACTCCTGGTTAAAATTACACATGTGTGATTGTGTGAGTGAGGAGTTATTGTGTCAAACCACCACGAACGAATATGCATGCACACCAGTCATTTTAGGATCCACTTGTTTGGAGACAGGATCTAACACCCACATGTCTGATTGTGTGAGCATGCTGTGACCACCCATGATGATCTTGCTGTTGTAAGCATACACACATGTAAGCTCATGCCCAGGAATTCGAATGTTTGCATAGTCCACCCCGTTAGTGCTATAGAACACCCTGTCTCCTGCCACAGCCGCAGTCAATCCATTTGCATTCACAATTTGAGTGACTGTATCAGAAGTGCCTAAATCAATACGTATCCAGTTGGACAAATTGGTAAGAGGGGCAACAGCGATCCATCCTCTTCCACCCACCCATATGTGTGTGCCATCACTGCTCACACTCCATACACCACCTTGCATGTGCTCAGGTAATTGTATCTGCTCCCATCTGCCTGATACAGATCCCACAATCATCAAACTGGTTTGCAGCTTGTTAGCATACCCCACAGCCACCATATTACCTGTAGTGGTATTGCAAACATCTGTAAATGCACTG